GCCGATCCTAAAATAATTGGATTTCATTTGATTGGAACAAATGATTTATCCGTTGGGATTTCTGCCTCCATTCCTTCAGCACAGCTCAAGGGCATTGTATACAGCCTGCCCGAGCAATTTGTTGTACATAGTGCGGAATGTGTGGAAACACGCGTCTACGATGTAGATTTGCAATTTTCTCCAGAAATTCATCATAAAAGTCCTGTGAATTTCGTCGAGGTACGAAATTTTTCAGTTCTTGGTTCTATTTCTGGTGGTCGTACGCCTAAAACGAAAGTGCGTGATAGTATCGCAGTTCCGTTTTTAGAAACGCGTCTTGGACCACAGAAATATGGAGCTCCCAAATATGGGGGGCCAAACGGTAAGCAATCATGGTTCCCATGGTACACAAATTTGGATGGTACATCCCGTGTTTCCACGTCGCTTCCAAAGCGAGAATTTGAGATGGCTATTTCTGATTATGAGAACGGTTTATTTGATGTGATATTATTACATAAAAACAAAATTCGCCCTTTAACTGAAGAAGCTGTCGTCAATGGGATGCCAAATTCGAGATTCATGACTCCATTGAATCGCGACACATCTATGGGTTATCCATTAGGTAAACCCAAGGTACAATACATGGAAGTAATTCGTGTTGAACCTGATGGTCGTAAAATATATGGTTTTAGTGATGATCGCGTTTGGAAGCGATGGTACGACATGGAAGATCAGTTGGCTAACTACAAATTACCAACATCCATCTTTAAAGCAACACTGAAAGATGAGCCTGTCAAATTGACTAAGGAAAAGGTCAGAGTTTTTCAGGCTGCGGACATTGGAATGCAACTTGGTGTTAGGAAATTTTTCCTACCCATAATTCGTGCATTATGTCTTCACCCATTGGTTTCAGAATGTGCTGTGGGTATTAATCCATTCTCTTTGGAGTGGAATGCCCTGGATGCACATGTTGCGAAATTTGGACGTGAACGTACAATCGCTGGTGATTACAAGGGTTGGGATACAACTCTTCCAAGTGAATTGGTATACAATGCAATGCTCATTCTCATTCATTTTGCAGAGAAAACTGGTAATTACAGTAATCGAGATATTATTGTTATGCGTGGTTTGGCTGTTATGTTGTCAAATCCACTTATTAACTTTAATGGTACATTAATCCGATTACATGGAACTACACCTAGTGGTCATAATTTAACCTCGGTGCTTAATTCCATTTGTAATAGTTTGCTTTTGCGGTGTGCTTTTTATCGTCATTACGATTTCAAACCCTTGGTGTTTCGTGACCACGTTGCGAATATAACTTATGGGGATGATTTTGTTGCGAGTGTTGATCCCGAAAAGGATTTTTCCCTCGTTGTATATGAGCGATATTTAGCTGAGAACACAAGTATTAAGGTTACCATGCCAGATAAGAAGAGTGAAATCGTTCCATTTATGGATTTCGATACGGTAGACTTTTTGAAGCGGAAGAGTATTTTTATACCTGCTTTAAATGCACGAATTGGAGTTTTGGACATAAACTCAGTGTACAAATCATTGTATACAACAATGTCGTCGCCAGGCGACGAGAGGAATGTTCTCGTTGCCGTTGTTCATTCTGCCATGCACGAACTATTTTATCATGGTAAAGATATTTATG